ATTTTATATCCAATCAAAATTTGCATACCGCAATTTATGATCAGTGCAATTATAGCTACAAGTATTTGTGGCGCATTTAAAAATTCTAAAGAAAGCTGTTCAATGATGAAAATGATTTGCCACAGCACAAACAGGCCCAGAGGGTATAATATAAATTTAAGCCACATAGTTTTTCATTTTCTTATAAAAATTTATATCGGCATTCTATTGAATAACGAAGATAAAATAAATATTTTTTTCAAAAACTTAAACTACTCACGGGGGATTTGTATTATCCTTAACTTTTAAATTTAACTCGTTATTAAAGTGGATAATGTCATGAGAAAAATCATTTTTTTAGGGTTAGTTTTGAGTTTAATTGGGTGTTCAACAGCCCCAGTTGTTTCAAATACAGCAAAACCAATACCTAATGAGAGAGTGTACAATCAGAACTATTTAAAGAAACAGACTCCTGAACAAGCAAAAGTTACTTTTTTAAGAGATAAAGGTTTTCTAGGATCTGGCTGTACTCATGATATTTATGTAAATAACGAAAAAGCATTCTCAATTCGTTCAAACGAAATAGCTACCATTTATCTTGAGCCTAAATATTATATCTTTAGATTAGAAACTGGTGGGGGAATGTGCCCTAATATCGCAACTTCACAAGAAACAGAAGTCAAACCAGGAGCAGAGATAGAATATCGAATTTTACTTCCATCTGACTTTAATTTAAGACTAACTCGAATGAAATAAAAGTATAAGCGCCTGTGTTTAAGGCAGACGAATAATATTAAATTTTAATTAAACCTAGTCATTATTAAGTGGTTTTTTAATACGCATAAAAATACTAATGACAGCTAAGAAAATATTTATCAAATTATTTTAAAAAATATATTATTTAATTATCTTTATTAAATAATATAGAAATATTAATTTAATTTACTCAACAATTAATAAGTTTTATAAAATAATAATGATTTTTAAATAGTTGGATTTTACCAATTTATCAATATAAGTGTTTGTATTTTATTATTATTTTAAAATTTAAATAAATTACATTGTTTTTAAATATTTTAGTGATATTTTATTTTTAAGCTCATTTACCTATTACCAAGCAAAGATATTGTGATTTTTGTCATTTTAGGTTCGGGATAACCTAAATATCTTTTGGTAATTTTATTGAACCTAATATTTATTCTTTAGGGAGAAATTATATCTAGCATTTATTTTAAACTCATTGATTTTAATAAATTTTATTATATTTTTTATTTTAATTATTATAGAACTTTTCGAACATATAGAATTATTAGAAAACAATAACTTAAGAAAGGGTTTTGCAACCCAATCTTATGTCACTTCGGCAAATGGTAATTTAATACCTACGTCCACATCATTCCAAATAATTTCATGTCCAGCTTCATAATGTTCAGTCATTTTCTTACTCGTATGTCCAGCTAATGCCTGAGCAGATTTACCCGCTTTTTTATGCAAGAAAATAGCGAGTGCTCTAATTTCGTGGAAGGTTGGTAATTGTCTTCCTGTTAAATTTGGATATGCCTTTGACTTCTTAACTGCTTTTAAAAAGCTAGATGATAAATACTGATTATCAACTTGGGTCCAATGTTCTTTTTCATATTTTCTCTTTTTACCTTCTTTCACAGGAACACGGTGAATAATGAAAGGACTATCAATTTTATCCTTACAGCGATTTAAAACTTGCTGCAGTTCATTATCAATTTTAATCCTTACATAACCGGCACCTTCAGAAATCTCAAACTCATCTTCAGGGTTATCAGTGGTTTTCTCCTGAGCAACATGCAAGTAGCCATCTAGAATATCGGTCCACTTCATTTTCAGGATATCGACTCGTCTCTGTGTGGTTAGCAAGGCCAAATCAATCGCATTTTGAAGCCAGGTAGGAGAGTGCTTACGAACAAGCTCTAAACCTTCCAATGTGTGTCTTCTACGTTGCCGTTTTATATGCTTAGGCATCGTTGCTTCAATAGGATTATCTGGACATAATCCTTTGCTGACGGCGACATTAAACAAGTCAATTAAAACTCCACGACAACCGTTGCTGGAAGAGGCTGTCATATCATCTAGAAGTTGATTGGCCATAAACAGGGTGATCTGGTCTATGCGCAGATCACCCCATTTAAGTTTGCATCTTTCCAGATAAGATCTATAACTTTCAATTGTTGTGCTGGCTACTGGTTTACCATCTTTACGTCGTTTATTCGCTAAGTACTCATCTGCGAATTCACCAAAAAAAACTCCACCCATGACTTTACCAATCAGGTCATCAGACGGGATGAGTAATTCATTGAGTTTCCGAGCTGCTGTAATCGCTTTTGATTTATCAGAACCCATCGAATGAAACTTACCTGTTACTGGGTGGCGGTAGCGCCATGCACTGCCGTCACCGCGATAAAGGTTAGTTGGTAAATCTTTGTTCTTTGTATTACGAGGCCTTGCCATCTCAACCTCTTAAAACACGGTCAACAAGTTCATTACCGGTACGCTTTCGGTAAATTTCCCAATCTATATACCAGATCTTGCCAATTTGTTCAGCCGGTAGCTCACCGCGTCGGCAACTACGGGTAATGGTTTGCGGGGCTGGAGGGGTTGCATCCTTGTCGCCATAAACCCGTTTAATAAACTCAGATACTTTGATTAGACAAGCCATAGGTCTTCCTTACTTTCTCCAAGTCGCTTCTTTAAATTTCGCCTCATCAATCAAGTTGTCGATTTGAGACGGGTTTACATTGTCGTAGTAATGGTTCATCAGGTTGCCGAACACAATCAGAGTTCGGGCTGACGATGAGTAACGGAAGCACATTAGGCAATTTCTCCCTTAGCAAGCTTTTCAATTTCAACTTGAACGGCTGGTAGTTTCGCCACATCAATTTGCATGAGTGAATCTATTCCTAAGTATTCACATACGGTTTTAACGTCTAAACCACGCTCATCTATAAAAGCTTGTAATTGATCACGTTGCTTATCACTAATCCCATTAAACTCAGGTGGACTAATCCATGAGTTCCTTTCTTTGTCATATTGGCAGTTCAAGGCCTTAGCACGCATTAACATTGTTTGACGCATGTTCTGGTAGTACATGTGTTCTTTATCTAAAGATTCAGTTAATTGATTTAGATCACCTGCATGTTCAGCTTCTTCACAGCTTTGTTTCCAGTTTTCTAGCTCTTCTTGGGCTTTTGCGGCTGCAAGTTGTGCCGGTGTTAAAGTGTTGATGTGGTCCTTTGCTTGAGTAATAAGATCAGCTAAGAAAGTTGGATTAGATTTAAGATCAGGAACCCATACTTCGCCAGTTTCACCACCTAATGCACCTGAGTTTTTCGCATGGTGAGTAGGAGAAGGTTTGAAACTAATGACACGGGCATTTTTACCTTCACCTGTAGTAACAGTTGTTAGATAACCCATGATGTCGGCAATACGGTAAAGCTCATTACGGTTTTTACCGCCTAGATCTGGACGATAAATTATTTGATCACCGTTTTGATCTTCAGAAGCATGAGCAATGAATACAACGTCTTTGCCAAGACTGATTAATGTGTTGATATATTGTTTAAATGTTTGGTTAGCCAAGCCTTGAGCTTTTAATTTTAAAGAGCCATCTTTTTGACGGTTATTAGCAGTTAGCAATAGATGGGTTTTAATGCATTCAAGCATTGCTCCAACGGTATCAATGATTACAGTTTTATAAGGTGCTAAGTCCTGAGGATTAAGGTTTGCTACATCACTCCATTGTTGAACTTGTACAACCGCGCCACGACGTAATTCACCAGTACGGTGAGCACCACGGTCAAAGTCAAAAGAAATTGCTTTTTCCGCAGTAAAGCCCATTGATGATTTACCTAACCCCGGATCAGCGTATAGATACACAATTATTGCTTGTACTAATAAAGTTTGGTCAGCAGTAATAATAGGTAGAGCCATTTTTCTTATCCTTATTTAGAGCCAGTAAAGCCGCGCTTCTTTTTATAAGCTTTGCGGTCATATGAAGGGATATTGCTAAGTGCAAGGGCAGTTGCTAATGCTTTTTTGCGCTGGAAGCTAATCTCATTCATTAAGGATGCGTAAACCTTAGGGCGCTTCGCCTTAAACTCTTCAACATTTAAAGGAGTCTTTACTTCACCTTTAACGGTGTACAGCACACTGCCATTTGCATTAGCTGCGTAAACAGTCCAACCGATACGCACAGAGTAGAGACCTGTTAAGCGGTCATGGCCCATATAGGCTTTTATGCCATCAGGATGTGGCTTGAATTGAGCATTCATGATTAGCCTCCCATCATCCAAGATGCTGCAGATACAGCAATCACCCAAAGGATGAATGAAAGGGCAATAAACTTAATGAAGTCGATTGCGTTGGCTTTGATGGTGGCGAAACGGGAAGGGCGCTGTTCTTCAACAGTTGGGTGTTGATATAGGCGTGGAGTCGTTTGACTAGGAATAGGGTTTTGTTTCATACTTATCTCGCATTAAGTTGTAAAAGCACATCGGAAGGTAAGAGAGTCGATGTGCTTTTTATTATATGGCGATAATCAATTTAGCAAATGCTAATTTAATTATCAATAGCAAATGCTAAATTTTATTAAAGGGGTTTTAATAGATAATTTAATCAAGATGAAGCGACAAATTAAGACGTTTAAATTTATTTTTATTGTATTGATAAATAAAAAGAAAATTGAAATATTTTATTTTAATAACTTTAATTTAAAGTGAATGAACAAAAAATCGTCTAAAAACTAACATTAGAACTGGTATAATTCACCAGTCCTTTTTATAACTGGTAACTTTCACCAGCGAGCAATATGATTCAATTACCTTCAGATATAAAGCTCATATTTTCTGGCCATGAAACTTTTGCACTTCGACAATTATGGCTGAAGAAAGCTTATTCACAAGTAGAAATTTATCAAAACACTTCTGAACTAGTGTGCTCAAAATCTGTATTTTCATCAAACGATGCGGTTGAACGCTTTGGTGTAGGTAAAAATATGGTAGCCTCGATTAAGCATTGGGCATTGGCTACAGATGTAATTAGAGAGAGTAATGATACCAATGGATTCATTCTTGGTGAGATTGGGAAATTTCTTTTTGATAAAAATGAGGGAGTAGATAACTTTTTGGAGCACGAATCATCTTTTTGGCTAATACATTGGTATTTAGCAGGAAAAAGTATTCGTTCAACTAGTTGGTACATTCTTTTTAATTATCTGAATAGTAATACTTTCTCACAAGATGAAGTGGTTAATTTAACGATTGAACTTGTGCTAGAGTCAGAAAATGCTAGATCGAGAAAGACTTTAGAGAATGATATTGATACATGTATCAAAAGTTATGTTTCGGATAATGAAACCGAAGATGGTATTGAGTCTCTTTTGGCCAAGTTAGGTCTAATAAAAAAAATAAATAAAAACTTATATCAATTTAACTATGCCTATCATGAATCTTTATCTAACTCCTTATTTTGTTTTACCATTCTAGATTATTGGGAAAATTTAGAGAAAAAACACGAGTCTTCACAGTCGACTCTTTCTTTTCAAAATATAACCTATGACTATGGTTCTCCTGGCCGAGTATTTAAATTAACGGAATATTCCATTAATGAACGATTGTCTAGAATTGAAGAGATTTCAAATGGTTACTTGGGGTGGACGGATAGCTCTGGTTTGAAGCAAATAACAAAGCTAAAAAATATAGCTATCAGTGAGATCAAAATGAATTTGTTGAGATCAGCATATGAGCGTTAATCAAACTCTAAGCGATGTAATTACTATTAATAGAAACTTTATAAAATCTATCAATATTGAGTTGGATTTCTATAATTTTGATTCAATAAAGGAATATATAGTTCAACCTTCTGCTCTTAATGTTTTAGACATTATGGCAAATCAAATTTCTAACACTAAACAACGGGCATTTACATGGACTGGTCCATATGGTAGTGGTAAGTCATCTTTAGCCTTGGTTTTGGGAAGTTTAGCTAGTGGTAAGGATGAAGTTCGAGAACAAATAAATAGGAAAATAAGCTTAGATTCCGTAACTTCTGTTTTTTACTCCAATAAACCTTGGTTAGTTACTCCTATTACAGGGAGAAGAGCTTCAATTGAAGAAGTATTCTTACCAATTTTAAAAGAGCTCACTAATAAACAAGATTTAAAAGTAAAAAGTCGTTCAGACTTGATAGATTTATATATTAATTATATTGAAGAGCAGAGCGAAATTGAAGGTAGTATTCTCATTATTGATGAATTAGGTAAGTTCTTAGAGTACGATGCTTATCACAGTCAAGATATCGGGTTTTATCAAGAATTATCTGAAAAAACGGCAAGATCAAAAAAGAAAATAGTCGTTATTGGGATTTTACATCAAGCATTTGGTGAGTATGCAAGACATCTCGGTTTAGTAAAACAACAGGAGTGGGTTAAAGTCCAAGGACGATATAGTGACTTGCCATTAGTTAGTAGCGTAGATGAAAATATAAATTTAATTAGTAAAGCCATTTTAAGTACTTATAGACCTAACCATACCTTAAACGTAACGCAAAGCTACATAGCAGCTTATAATGATAGTCACATAACCAAATTAGAAAATAAAGCTAAAATTCTTGAAGAATGCTGGCCTCTACACCCAATAACAGTTAATTTGCTAAGCTCGCTTTCAAGAAAACAATTTGGCCAAAATGAGCGAAGTATATTTAGTTTTTTATCATCTTATGAAAAGTTTGGCTTTCGTGACGTTTTGCAAACTCTACAAGTAGCTGAAGACAGTTATTATTCTCCAGATATACTTTGGGATTATTTACAAGCGAATTTAGAGCCGATGATTTTTTCCTCATCAGATGGACATAAATGGGCACTAAATATTAATGCGATTGAAAGAGCACAGTCACAATTTTCACCAGATCATGTAAAAGTAGTAAAAATAGTAGCTGTTATAGGGCTATTAAAAGATGGTGTTCATTTACTATCTACACAAGCAATTATAGAAACTTGCTTTCCTCAATATTCAAGTGATTCAATTTTAGAAATATTAAAGGCGCTAGAGTCTGCTTCTATATTAATTTTTAGGCGCCATTTAAATACATGGGGAATTTATGCGGGAAGCGACTTCAATATTGATGATGAAATAAACAAAGTATTAGCTATTCAAGGAGATATTAGTTCCTTAGAGTTGCAGTCTTTATTAGATACTGTACCTGTAATTGCCTCACGTCACTATTGGCAGACAGGAACAATGCGATGGATGAATAAAAATATTGTTTTTGAGAATAATCTAAAAGAATTTAGGGGAAGAAATGATTTAAAAAATAAAAAAGAAGGTAGCTTTATCTTAGTTCTACCCAATAAGTATTATACTTCTGCGCAATCATTGAAGTTAGCAAAAAAACTGTCTCAAGAAGAGCGAGAAGATAACTTAATTGCGGTAGCTAAATTTGAAAGTCAAACAATTGATTTAATTAAAGAATTGAAGGCTTTAGAGTGGTTGAAAAAAAATAAGCTAGAACTTCAATCGGATAGTATTGCTTTAAGAGAGGTTGATGCTAGGTTGAGCTCATTAAGAAATTTGTTATCAAACAAATTCAAGAATGAGTTTAATGACAGTATTTGGTTCGATGGTAATTCTAATAAATATACTGGAAATTTATCTAAATTAGCATCGGATGTTGTTGATAAAGTTTATGCATACGCTCCTGTGGTTCATAGTGAAATAGTAAATCGTGATGCTTATTCTGTACCGGCTAGTAAAGCAATAAAAGATTTGATGAAAGCAATGTTGTTTTCAAATGATATTGAAAATCTTGGTTTGGATGGTACATCTGCATCAGCTAGTTTGTATAAAACAGTTATTAAGAGACAGAAAATTCATACAGATGAGTATGGATCTTGGAAATTCGTTGTGCCAAGAGTAGAAGATAATCCATCTATTTTTTATCTTTGGGGTAGAACGATAGAGTTGTTGAGAAGCTCTGATCAGGCAATCTCGGTCGAAGAGATTTATAATTTATGGAAATTGCCACCATTTGGAATCAAGAAAGGGCTTCTATCAATTTTTAGTTTAGCCTTTTTCCTAACATATAATGATAAACTTGCATTATACCATGAAGGTATGTTTATAACTGAACTGGATGAAGTTTTAGTAGAGGAATGGATCAGACAACCAAAATTATTTGCATTGCGATTTGTTGAGCTAAACAATCAGCAGTACGAGCTTATTAAACTAATTTCAAAAGATTTTTCTGAAAATATTGATTCTCAGGAACAAGAGTTAAATCCGCTTGATTGTGCTAAACAGCTAGTAACCAAGGTTTTCTCTTTACACCCTTTTGTGAGAAAGACAAATAATTTAGAAATATTAACTAAGAAACTGAGGATAGTATTACTTGCAGCTAAAGATCCATACGATTTGCTATTTATTGATATTCCTAAATCTTTTGCAATTGAAGATAGTCTAGCAATTTCTAAATTATTAAAAGACGGTTTTAATGAGTTAGAAAATTTTTGGCCTAAAAAAATTCAAGAGATTAGGACAGAGTTGTTAAAAAGTCTGGACCATTTTGGGGATTTGAATAATCTTAGAGTAAGGGCACAATCTCTTCTGAAGATTAATGTTGATCCTAAATTAAAAATTTTCATTAAACGTCTATCGGAGTATCAAGGTACTCAACGAGAGATTGAATATTTAATTAGTTTAGCAAGTAAAAAACAAAGTAAAGATTGGATCGATCAAGATATAGAGTTAGCTATTTTACAGTTAAGATCTTGGAGCGAGGCATTTAGGCGTTATGAAACTCTTACTTTTACAGAGAATCAAAATAATGGTCGATATGCAATTTCGATGTCTTTTGCCTCACAAGATGGACAGACTATATCTGGTATTGTAGATTTCTCAAAAGCCGATATAAATCATATTGATAATATCGTTAAAGAGATGAATAAACAATTTTCAAAAAGTAGTTTAAAAAAAGAGATATTACTTGCAGCTATTAGTAAAATTGGTAGCGAACTACTAAAGGAAGTAAAACAAAATGAAGAGGTAGTCTAAATAATGGCTGAATATCATGTTTTAGGTTTATCGGGTGGTAAAGATAGTGCAGCTTTAGCTGTCTATATGAGTCAATTTCATCCTGAAATAGCTCTTCGTTATTTTTTTACGGATACTGGCAAAGAATTACCTGAAGTATATGCTTTTTTAGATCGTTTGGAAGGAGTTTTAGGGCAGGAAATTGAATTCATTAATGGTGACCGAGATTTTGATTTTTGGCTAAAACAATATAATCATTATTTACCAAGTGCTCAAACTCGATGGTGTACTCGTCAATTAAAACTAACTCCATTTAAAAAATGGATTAAACCTTGGTTAGACAATGGAGATATAGTTTATAGCTATGTTGCAATTAGAGCAGATGAAGAGCATCGAACAGGTCTTATTTCCGACCATAAAAATTTAAAGGTTATTTTACCATTTAGAGAAGATGGTATAGATAAGCCAAGTGTAATTGAAATCCTTGAAAATGTTGGATTAGGATTACCTGAATATTATTCTTGGCGCTCTAGGAGTGGATGTACGTTTTGTTTTTTTCAACAAAAAATCGAATGGGTACGATTGCGGGAAATACATCCAGCAGCTTTTGAAGAGGCAAAAGCATATGAAAAATTGGCTATAGAATCAGGTTCTCCATTTACTTGGACGCAAGGGGAATCTTTGAGCGATTTAGAGAAACCTGAACGTATTGCTGGGATTAAAGCTGAATTTGAAAAAAGACAGGCAAGAATGCAGAAGAAAAAGAAAGTTAACCCGTTACGTCCACAACTCATAGATATAGTTGATATCGATGAGCTTTATTTGGAAGATGAAGGTGGTGGGGCCTGTCTAGTTTGTCATAAGTAAAATTATAGGTAGAAGCTAATATTCTACCTATAAAAGATAGTTAATTTATTATTAAATTTTTAACCTTGTGTATTAATACCAATAACTAAAGTATGTTTTTTTGTATTACACTTTGGTAAAGGTGAATCTATATTTTGGAAGAAGATGTCAATTCCTTTTAAATTCATTTTACCTGAAATTTTATTTGCTTGAATAATTTGATCTAAAAGTTCCTTAGGTGTAAGTTCTAGTTCGGGGATATTACTTTTTAACCAAATAGTTAAATCAATACTCAGTTTGTCTGATAATCTGTATTTATCTGATGCAATCGCAGTAACCTCCGAAAAATCCTTCTGATCTGAGAAATTTAAATTCTCATTATCTTTTTTAATAAGAGTAATCTTATATTTACATGAGCCTAATCTGCTTATACGAGTTTGGGCTGGTTTCAGAATTGTTACAGCTGTATCTTGTTGGAGAGAGATAACATGTTCATGGCGCATACGACCTATTATTTTTAATGGTTCTTTTTTTAGAAGATCAATAAAGTCTCCAACAGAAACACTTAATAAATGTTTTGAGTTTGGTTCGATATCTAAAAATTCTACAATATTTGAAGCCTTCTTTCTATGTAAAATAGATACCAAAGTTTTATCATCATAGGGGATATATTTAGAGTTGCTCTTTTTAGATATATTTGCTTTTATAAATAATAATGAATTTAAGGAGTTCTTTTCTGATCTAGAAATACCCGTTAAATTACATTGTTGAGTAATATTTATTAAAATCGTATTGTTTTTTATATTATATAAAATACTACCGAATGGTAAAATAGAAAGTAAGTTCTCAGTGAAATAAGATACTAGCCTTTTTTTATCTTTTGTTTTTCCACTAGGATATTTACAATACTTAGATAATAAATCTATTTCTTCACTATTTCCACCAACATAAAAGTGATGAGAAAGGAGCATTCGATGGGCATTTACATCTAACTCGTATGCAAGACTTTTATTCGTATATTTTTTAAAAGACTCTTCTAGAAGTTTTACAGAATTTTCTAAATTACGAGATTCTTCAATATTCCATAATAACTCTTTTGCTAAAAAATTATTAATCATATCACTGAATGCTACTTTATCATCATTAGAATCATTATATATTTGCTGCATTATAGTAGCATCAAGTTTCCATAACATTTTAGAAAACTCTTTTTTTGCACTATCAAGCAAAGCTTCCCAAGTTTTGATTAAATTTTTAGTGTTATTTGATATTTCTCTTTGTGATATTAGTTGGTCAGCTAAAAGTCTTAGTTTAATCTTTCCGGTATCTGGTGCTTTTAGCTCTATTTTAGGTAAAAGTGTTAATCCGGTAGCGCTGATATATGTCTCTCCAAAATAATCACTTAATTTTCCTGTTTCAGTATTAAAGTGAGATGAAATTAAAATTATAGGAGGAAGATTCTCTTCTTTTGAAATATCTTGTAGAAAACTCTTAGAGTCATCTTTTCCAATTTTAAGATCTATAATAATTAACTCAAATTGAGATAAATTTAAGTTTTTTATAGGAGAGGGTAAAATCTCATAAAAAGAATGGGAGTATTCTGTTAGTGGGAATGCTTCATTTATAACTTTTTTAACTTTAAGTAATGATTCATGAGTACTGTATATTGTACTGAGGGGCTCTAATAAAATTTTTGGAGCATTAATCATAAAGTATTCATGCGAAAAAAAATTATTGAAGAGTTCTTTGGGACTCATCTGAATTAATTCATCTATAGAAACTTGTTTAAAATATTCTGAATTACTATTTATGAATGAAAGTAATACCTTTGTTTCATCTTGATATTCATCGTTAAGATTGAGAAAGAAATCCTCAGCAAGTTCTCCATACATTTCAGGACGTAAACCATGAATTTCATCATCAATAACTAAAATTTTCTTTTTCACAATAAATACTCTACTGATTAATCTTTAGGTAATTCAAGAATAAAAGTGCGTAAACGACCATCCTCTTCAGCTTCATCATCTAGATAAATTTTTGAATGATGAAATTTTGCGATTTCAGAGGCGATATATAGTCCTAAACCTTTACCATTTTTCTTATTTGAAAAATAAGGTTGAAAAATATCATATTTATAATTTGGATCAATACCTGGACCATTATCGCTGATAAATATCACACGAGATTTACTATCGATATCAATTATAATTTTAGGTTGAATTTCGCCAGGTTTAAGGCCTTGTTGTAACCAATAAACTGAATTAACTAAGAGGTTTTCAAGGATTTGTGCAACTAGACCTCTTACCATTCTTACATGTATAGGTAGATAATTTTTTTCACCATCTACATATAAAGTAGCTTCAATATTATGACGTTTGAATTTAGGTTGGTAGCCTTCAATAATAGTATTAAGTTGTGCACATATATCAAACTCTTCATTAGTTTGTTTGCTTGCAGGACTAAGTATATCAATACTTTTGATACGCTTATTTGTTGCATCAATCTGTTTCTTTAGTTCTTTTATAATATGTTCGACTTGAGATGGATTATTCTCAGTATTATTTAATCTGATAAGTAATTCTGCTGTATTTTCAGTTATTCTTGATAATTCATGAGCTATTATATCTGCCATCTGCCCGAGATTAGCTAATTCAATAATCTCAGTACTTTTTTCAGATAAACTATGAACTCTAGTATTTAAATCACCTATAATCTCATGTTGATTTTTAATTAGTTGTTGTATTTCTTCAATTTGTTGGTTATCTTCTTCATTAAGTTTTCTTGATATCTTTGATAGGTTTTGTTCAGCTTTACGAATAGAAATACCAGAAGAATCAATTCTATTATCGATATCCTCTTGTAAAACTATCTCTTGTACTGTTTTATAGGCATGAATATGCTTCAACAAATCTTGTCGAACAGTTTCCCCTAATAATTTTTTCAAAATTTGAAATTCTTTTGTTTCAGTTAAACTTTGCCGATTAGCTGTGTCCTGTAGTTTAGGGTTTTCAATTTTTGAGATTTCAAGTGCACCAATAGTTTGATACCTGTTTAAGGTATATCCTTGCCCACGTAAAGCTTTATTATCCCACTCCAACCAATCATCATTTAATCCTCCAGTAAAACCAATTCTGAAATTATCTCTATAAATACTAATACCACCAACCCATTTATCTAATTCTTTACGTATTGCTCGTAGTGTTCTTTCTGGTGTTGATTTAAGATCTTTTCTATTAAACCAGTACAGAGTTACTTTAAACTTACCTAATGATTTTAAGTCATTTTCAAAATTTAGATTGTCTTCTTCTTTTAATATATTAATTAAATCTTTTTTAAACCATGTCCTAGATTCTGATGATGTATTTCCTTGCCATCTTACTTTACCTGTTAGCCATAAATCATTGTTTTCATCACTAGGGTTAAATATATACTGTGCTTTAAAATTTGATTGCTCAACCAGCCAATTAGGAATATTGGTTAATCTCTGCCTTTTTCCATTTTGATAAATATTAATAGGAAATCTTCTTTCATCACTATTGAAAGGATTCTTTAAGCGACGTATATATTCTTCTACGAATGACTCAGTTTTTTTGATATCCCATTCTGATAATAAATCTTTAATAACGATTTTTGTTCCCATCTTAAAATCACAAAGTAGACTTATTGAATTAAGTGTAATATCAGTTAATTCAATATCTGGATCATCAAATTCGCCCCAATTGAAAATTATACTATTTCCATTTTTCTCGTTAGCGGTCTTAGTTATTACTTGAGCAATATTTCCAAGCTTCATCATAGAAAGACGGCCAATACCTTTTTCTCCTAATAATATCCTCCCATCTTCTATTTGCTTATGTAATTTATTGGGAGTTCCAATGACCAAAAAAACCTCCTCTAATTCTTTACTTGTCATTCCTTTTCCAGTATCTATTACTTGAATAAAATAATATTTATCTTTTATTTTTTTTATTTCCTTATCAATAAATTTTAAAAAGTCATCTTCTAATTCATAATTATCGAATTGATCTAAAGTGTTATTAATATCTTCAATAAAAGGTGTTTCTAAAAATTCCTCGTTGCTTTTCAAATCTACAGTTGTATATTTTTGCATATTAGCTTGGATCAAATTAAAGATTTTTTTTCTATCTAAATTTTCTTTTCGATAGTTTTCTATTAATATTTTTTCTAATAGATTTAAGTTCATTGGGAAGTTGATGTCAATTTCTACGCTTTCCGAACCAGCATCAAATGAATTTTTCATTAGCTCATTTAGAGCCATTTCTTCTGAGGTAATAAGTTCAGCTCCAAGATGTCTAAGAGTTCTTGCAGCTATTTTAAAGGTTGTTGTAAACATATAATTTATCTCAGTTTAGGGTGAGCTTATAAGATATTAATATTAATTTGCATTTGAAATCAATAATTTATTTTTCCAAGCCTTTGATTTTCTAAATAATTATAGATGAATTAAATGATCACTTAATGTGAGTTTCTATAATTTTCTCTAAATTCTAATAGGCTTGAATTTAAATATTGAAGTAAATTGTGTTAACAATATATAAATTAAATTTTTCTATACATTCCAACGACTTTTCCAACTAAACGGCAATCAGGAGTAAGTTTAATTACTTTTTCTTCCCAATTAGGGTTAAGCGGTTGTAAATATTTAGTTGTACCTTCAATTACTAATTGCTTAAAAGTTGCCTCTGTGTCTCCTGAACAGGCAATGATTACTAAATCTCCAGTTTTTAGGTCATTTACAGAAAAGTCTGGGTTTACATAAATTCTGTCTTCAGGCTCAAATCTAGGAGACATAGAGTATCCAGTTACTATAAGTCCGTAACCATTTTTACCAGCATCATTATTGTGAGGAAGCCACTCATTTACTTCTGTATCTTTTAAAACAGTTTCAACATTAGAAAAAGAACCGGCTGCTACCCATGAAATCACTGGAATTAAATCACCCTTTAAAAGAATTTTCTGAGATAAGTTTACGTTGTTATCTAATTGTTTTATATTAATACTTTGATCTAATACACCTACTTTAAGTCCCATTTTCTTTTCTAAATTTCTGGCTGATCTCTCTCCAATATTCCTATGACCATTTACTAATTGAGAAATATAGCTAGGTTCTAAATCATTCTTTTTGCAATATTCAGCATCATTTTTTGCTAAACCTTTTGATATTGCATTATCAATAATCCGTCGAAGGTTTTGTTTTCTAATTTCAGAAATATCCATAATAACTACACAATATTAATAAGCGCTAATTAATTCTGAGGGAATTTAGCAATATGTAAATTACATATTGCTAAATTTTTATTGCTAAAATATTTAGCAAATGCTAATGTATTTCGACTGTTGCTAATAAGGAGCAATTCAATTGGACACCTCAAAACTAAGATCTTTCTATTATGGGTTGTCAACAAAAGCACGAGCCGATTTTGCACTTAAATGTGATACATCAGATGGGCAAATCAAACAAATTATTTCTAAACATAGAACTTGTAGTCCAGTTCTAGCAGTTGAGTTTGATAAGGCAAGTGACGGTTTTATCCGTTGTGATGAGTTATGCCCACAAGTCGATTTTGAATATGTACGGACACAACAGCTTATTGCGTAATTTTTATCAAGCAAGGGAGCTGCTCTTTTCATGAGAACCGATGAAATGAATGAAGCAAGAGAGTTGGGCTTTCTAGGTGGAAAGCTCGATAACCCTGTAACGGTCAAATTTAACGACTTGACCGATGAATCCATCGAAGGCGTGGCAAATGCCAGTGACATGACGAAAGCGGACTGGATACGAGAAGCCTGCATAGAAAAACTCTTGGTTGAAAGACGCAAGTTCAATCGTATGCGAAAGGTGTGGGGTCATCCTAAGGAAACAAGAGATGCCAGAGGATGCCATGAGAATACAGAGTCAAATTTAGGGCATTAAAAAAGCCTGATCTCGGAAATCAGGCTTATAGGCATTCAATTGAGGTGAATCAAATGAACACAAACAATTTATCAGATCAACCAATCGAACTCAACTCAGAAGAATTTGTAGTGGGCGACATGGTGGTTGTTAATGAGTTGGATCATAACGAAATTTTTGAAGTGTTTGGGTTTTACTACAGCACACCTAAACAACTTTTTGTTAAGTCAGCATGCGGTAAGCAATTAACTTTACCAGTTCAATTCTTTAGATCGGCATCAATTGTTGAGTTAGAAGCAGAACGTCGATTAACTACAGAAGAATTAGCACGGGCGGAGGTGTCATGAATCAACAATTTAAACACCTTCCAGTACATAAGCAGAGAGAAGGTATTCAGTCATGGTATGAGCCTGCTCTTAATCTTCTAAACAAAATGCTTGAACGAAACAAAGCAAATCTCCGTAAGCGTGGATACAACGAAAAGAATGCAGCCATTACACGGGAAGAGTTTAGACAGGAACTAGCTCGCTGTGGCCGCATTACTTTGTATTTGGCCGGGGAAATTGAAACGAGTTTGTATAAGGCTCAAAAGATTGAATACATGGGCGGATATGTAAAGCCTAAGGCTGGTGAGTAATGAGTCTGGACGCAACCATTTGGGCTTGGAAAACACGTCAAAAACAAAAGGCGGGTGGTGCATTAAAACCACTCAAAAAATTAGTTCTTCTTTCGCTAGCCGATCGGGCTGGTGAAACACATGAATGCTATCCAAGTATTGCTCGTTTAGTTGATGACACAGAGATGGACCGCAAGACCGTTTTAAAAATCATTGATGAGCTAATTGAAGACGGATTTATTATCGATACTGGGAAGCGCGAAGGTAAAACTAAGCAGGTTAAAGTGTATCTTTTGATCGGAGTTAAGGGCCGTGAAACAGTCCCAACAACGGTACACTTTGATACGGGAAATGATGATTTAACAGTACCAACAATGGAACAGTTCCAACAACGGAACAGTTCCAACAATTCCATGAAACAGTCCCAACAATTCCGTCAAACAGTCCCAACGTTGGGACACGGAATCTACCAAAGAATCTTTCAGAAGAATCTAAAAATAAAAAAACATGGTTGAGTTTGAAAAAACTTGGTGAAGAAATTCGTTTGGCAACTGATCAGGAAACTTACGAGCAAATCAAAAACGCAACTTGGTTCGATCGAGAGTTACGAGCTTTTGAACTCTACAACGCAGAGAAGAATCTTTGTGATGAACTCATGAATTACCACTTTGCAGATTGGTTAATCAACGCATGTGGCAAATACCAAGCACGTGAACAGACAGGTTTCCGAAATTCAGGATCGCAGGTTCGGTGCTCGCCGAGCGCACCGCACCTGTTGAGCGATAAACAAGTTCATACCTTCGCTCAAAAACTCTCTGAACATCCTGAGTTCGCAAGCCAGTTTGCAGCTGCAGGGGAAAGCTACGATCAACTCGCAGCACGTATCGCTGTAAAACTTAGCGATCCAGTTCAGGCCAAACAATGGGAACCATATCTCAAGCAAGTTGGGTTCAAAGGCACATTGCAGGGGGCAGCATGACATCAATGAGCCTTGCTGAATACCGTGAATTATTTCCAGTGAAGACAAAGAAACGCCGTTCAGCAAAGCAAGGAACCAGACAGCCAAGTGAAGGCGAAACGGTACTGGCAACGCACTTAAGAGCATGCAAGATCAGTTTTGAGCAGGAATATAAATTCCATCCTAAACGCAAATGGAGAGCAGATTTTCTGATTATCGGTACAAAGATTTTGGTTGAAGTGGAAGGCGGGATCTGGAGTGGTGGACGTCACACAAGAGGTAAAGGTTACATCGGGGATATGGAGAAATATAACTCGGCGGCAATGATGGGTTTTACAGTTTTACGGTTCAGTACAGAGCAAGTGAAGTCAGGTTTAGCGGTTCAGCAGATAGAGAAAATGGTTGGGGGAATGAATGACACTAATGATCGATAAGAAGCATGTAATGCACTCAGTGGACTGGTCTAGGTTCGATCTGGAAGGCTGGTTATATCAGTTCGGTGCATGGCTTGATCAAAAGAGTTTTACTGGTATTCCTTCTGGTGCATATAGCAATCCGATTGCCTCAGCAATGGTAGAGGCTGAAAAGCAACGCCGTTTAAAACGGTTAGGTAAGAAGAAACAAAGAGAGATTATCGCCAATTACTTTGTGAGTGAATCAGATCCATTCCGTAAAACCAAATCTAAAACTCAGTGCCAAATTGATGATAATGAAGCACGCGCAGTACAACGCTTGATTTTAGACTTAATGGGGCAGAGTGAAGTCATGGACGAATGGATGGATGCGATTATTGACCGTTACTTCCGTGGACAGTCATGGCCTGAGATGATCAGAGAAGATCGTTCACAGTCAGATGCACGTAGCGATGTGAAATGCGGGTTAGCGGTGTTGCATTGTCGGTATGGGTTTATTGGGTATAATTAACAGAATTTCATGTACTTAAATTAAGAATACTAAGATGGATGCAAGCGGGTTATTCACTGTTTTGGGAATTTTTGTAGCAATTATCACATTAATATCTGAAGAGAAAAGACAAGATTTTTTCTTAAGAGCATCTCTGGGATATTGGTTATTTTTTCTTGCATTAAATCTACTTGCATTAGGGGTTATTTATTCTAATGTGATAACTACAGTCACAAAGTTAAAGCCTATTAATTATTTTTGGGGATTTGACGAAAAAACTGCAGTTTTGACCAGTGTCATTATAATGAGTTTTCTTTTTATTTATAAGCTGTTAGGTAAGAAACTGCCACGATTGCAGTATAATAAATGGAGTAATATCTCCTACCGTTTATTAAGGGAAAAAAAGTACCATATCCTAAGTTTTTTACTTGAGAAATATATTGATCAATTTTTAAAGATTGTCAATAAAAATACAACATATGAGAAATTTTATAACTATGTTTCAAGAAACTCTAGAGATAGTATTGAAGAAATTTTGAGCTTCCCACCAGTTCAAATTTCTCGTATTCGTAAAATAAAAAGATTTATATTTACAAAAATTTTATCATTCTTGCCAACCGAAATTGGTTGTAAACCTCTACTTTATCAATCTATTGAAAAACTATTAAAGTCATCAGGTTTTCTAAGCTATTTAGTTGAAACACATCCACTAATTCCAGTTAAGCTAACTTCTAGTCCTTCATTTTTACAGATAGATGAGTTTACTGATAACTTTTTTAAATACTTAATTTCTAATAAAAATAGTCTTTTATATAGAGAAATTAAAGATAATCAACATTTTATGTATTCAACCGGATATCGTATTCAACCGGAAAATTTTATTCTAAGTCACTATTTTTCAGATCCAAATGTAGCAATTAACGCTAACATTTGGAAACCGATAGGGGATTATATTTGCAAATATATTAAAGAGCAGAATGGAAAAGATAATTTTTATAATAGTTATTGTGAATCATTCAGTTACACTGAAGAGCCGTGGGAATGTCCTATTTTTGTTGGTATACAGTTTTTTGATATTATGGTTAAGACTACTATATATAAGAAAATAAATGATCATATGTGGCTGATGTATTATGAATATTTTCTCAATGGAATTCTTGATAATATTGATAGAAGCAAAAACTCTGAGATATGGCAAGAATTTCCTTTAAAATTTGACTATTTAATTTATTGTTTAGTCTCGAATTGTTCGGAGTGGGTTGTTGCTGCAAACTATTTATATGAAGGTAATTCAAAAATTTTGCCTATTGAACGAGCAAGCTACTGTCTAGGAGGGTTGTTAAGAAAAATTCTCTTATCAACAAATATAGCTGTCCGTCAAAAGATTTACCACTTGGAAATTCTCTTAAAGACTATGAGAGATCTAGATCTTAAAGCGCAAAATCATTTATCGCAGCAAATATTCCATACTTTAGTGAGAGAATATCAGGATGGGCCAAAAGATCTAGACTTAACATGGTTAAAAAATACTTACTTAATGGTTGACCATGTTTTGAGAATCTCAGGATCTACATTTGATAATGAAATCAAAAAAGCACCTTAAGGTGCTTTTTTAAACTTAGATACATCGATTGGTTTTGTGTATTCTTCGGGAAGATATACTATTGCTTCTTGTTTATAGGGGCTAATTCCATAACATTTGTTGTTGCCACACAAGATTGGCTGAATCAAAGTTTTTTTACCATTTCGAGTGATGTATCCAAGATTAGGGGGTGGTTGTGTTGAAGCTAGAAGAATAGATACTTCTTTTTGAACTTCTTTAACTCCTTGAGAATATTGATATAAAATTAAGCCTAAAGTCAAAATTAGCATACATAGGTAGAAAACGCTCAGTCCCCAAAAGCTGTTTAAAAAATCTTTTATTTCATTTTTAATTTTTGAAGATCTTGATTTTATAAAATCTTCTATTTTACCTATAAATTCTTTAAAAGTTACTTTCTCGTTTTTATATTTTAGATGCCAAACAAATATAAGAGCTAAAAACAAAAATATAAGTAATCCTCCACCTATCTTTATTAATTTTGATAATGTTTCTAAAACAAGTAAAGCAGTATTTAAGTAGCCAAATAACATTACCTCTGGATAGTTCAGGCTTAAAGAAAATATTTCAATCTCTAATGGTTCACAATATCCTGCATAACGGGCGAATTGACAGGCATATACTAATGCGGGTAAGTAGATAAGAAAAAAAGATATACGTTTTAAAAACTGTTCCATTATTTATCCATTATATTTTCTATGAAATGAGTATGTTTTAAGAGTGGGATTGTAAATTTCTTTTCTTTAATAAAAGCTTTTCCCGATCTGCCTCAGCATTCACAACATGCATTTTCTTATAGCAATTTGAGCAAAGTGAAATAGTCTTCTCTACTGTATCTGTTTCACTTGGAGAAAGTTTTTTAATACTATAAATTTCGAAATAGGGACTACTATTTTTATCTCTAAATGGAGCGGGTTTTTTACAGAGTTGACATACATTTGTATTCTTATTTTTTCTTTTAGATCGAAGGGGATTATACTTTTTAATAAATGATTTAAATGAAAAATTATACTGTTTCACCTGCAACTTATTTAATTTTTTTAATATTTTAATTGTATTGTTATATTTTTGAGAATGTATTATTGAGAAAACTGCACAGCAAGTCGTTGTTATAGCTAGTGTTAGTAATAATACTATAGTCATTAATCTTAGATCTAATGGAAGCGGGGATATGTATTTTTCATAAATTAGAATTAAAGCAAAATTCAACATTCCTAATATGAAGTAAAATAGTAAAAATATAATCATTTTCAATCGTAAAAATCTTACTCTACTAATTAATTCTTCTCTATTGTTTTCTTTAATGAGGGTGAAATACTCCTGGTTGGTTTTTATTAAACTAAGGAAATAGTAAAATTGATCAGGAAAATTTTTAATAAAGAAATCTGTAAATTCAGAAGGAATCCCAATATTCTCTGTTAATTCATCACTGTCAATCTTTTTTGTAAATGTATTTATTTTATAAGATGGTGGTTTATTAATATATTTTTCAAAATATTCAGATGCTTTTTCTCGTCTATTTTTCTTTTTCTCAAATTGTTTAAGTGTAAGGAGATAGGAACCTCTTGTGTAATAAAAAGCAGCAAAGGCAATAATAATAGAAACAATTGTAAGGAAAATGGTTGCAAAAAAAGTAAAATCTATATTGTTCATATTAAAAAATCTCAATCTAATCGTATTGTTGATATAAACCAGTCTTAAGGTAAATATTCTGCAATTCTTTAAGTGTTAAATGAATTCCTTGCTTGATCAGACGGGAATTACGTAATTCAAATAAAATTTGAAGCTTTTCTTTAATAACTCCTTTATCGCCGTAATGTAGGGCTCTATGACAGTTTGGGCATAAGCAAACGATATTTGAAGTAACATCTAGAGAGACATTGAAATTTAGTTGCTGGCTCATGGGTATTAGGTGATGTCCCTCAACATAAAGCCTCTTATTTTTTGTTATAAATGTCATATGAGATGGATCAATTTCGCATTGAAAGTTAGCAAGTTTTAAGGCCTTTCTGCTTTTGTCTTTTGAAACCTTAAATTTAGTCTGCTGTATGGATAAAGTACCAGGTACAGTCTCTTTAACTTCAATAAGCTGTGTGATATCAACTTGCTCTTCATGACTTTGTAATAAAGCCTGGTATGAGTGATCTGATACTGGAACTAAATTAGCAAGATTTTTATTTGCATTAGCATATAGTGTTTCATAATCTTTGATTAGAATTTTGAATTGATCTTCGATAATTTGGTCATCTATAGTTTTTAATAAATCTTTTTTGTATTCAAAATTTTTAATAGCGTATTTTTGATATTTTTTACCTAAGGTTCTAGTCGCTTTTAAGTCAAAACTACCTAATTTTAGATTTGAGTAAGGAGAGTTTGAGCCTACGTATTCTAATGCAAGAGAAGCGAAATCTACTAAATCATCTTGATTTGCATCTGTCACTCCTTGCAATAGCCCCATGAAGCATGAGCTCATATCAGCTGAAAACAATATACCCAGGTAATAACCACGTTGCGCCGAGTTAGTTATATCTGTATTTGTACATAAAACCCAAGGTATCTCTGCCCAATTACCTTTTCCATGTGACCAGCTTACTTCATAGCTAATAGAAGAGTCAGAATACTTATCAAGCCAGGTTTTAACTGTACTTGTGATGTCCTTAGACAGGGCTTGATAATGCCCCTGTAATTTGTTGGTATTATATGGCTGTTGTTTTGCATATAGATAATGATCAAGAACATTTAAGAAATGTTTTTTCATTTTTGATAAAATCAAGTATTTGAAAATTATTGCTTATTATATAGTCTTGATCAGAGAATATCATTATAAGTAATAAGTAAAGTTGCGTGTTTTACTTCTAATTGGATAGATTAGCCTATAAAATTTAGCATATCTTTAATTTTCAAAGGAAACCATGTTGAAGGCAAATAAACTTAATTGGTCTAATCAAGCAATAGAAATTTTATCAGATAAGTACTTTCAATATTTAGAAGAAAGTAAATTAGAAAATAATTTTGATAATTGCTATACCTTTTTAGGTAAGACTATAAGTCCTTCAGAAGTAAAATCATATTATGGATTAAGCAGCACAGTAAAATTAGCTGAATATCTGTCGGGGGATAATGCTGGGACCTTTAGCCTTTAAATAATTAAAAATTTTATGGATAAATAATGATAAAAAAATATTTAGTAAGTGGGCTATTTGCTATAAGTCTCAGCATGAATATCCATGCAAATGAGGAGACTCTAAGTACTCAAATCACTAAACCAGGACTAACAGATTTAACGGCAGAGGCACGTATAAAATTATATAAAAATGGTTCGTTCGAGGTAGCTCTTACAAAGAGTAGTGGTGATCCGGAGCAAGATGAAAAAATTTTAAAATCAATAAGAGCTGCGGATTTTAAGATATTTCAAGAAAAGTTGAACCTTAGATATAAGAACCTTGATTATCCGGTTTATTTCAGTCAGCCATTTGTCATTACGCCTACTACAAAAAAAGTCAAAACCGAAGAATAACTATTATTTATCTTTGGTTGAAAACTTGACCCTGTACAGGGTAAATGCTATTTTTGCGTTATAGTGGTCGAAGTGTAAATGAAGATCACGTTAGATATTTAAAAGCTCATCGAAAGATGGGCTTTTTTGTTTTAAATATTGAAAAATTAAGGTGTAGGGTTATATTAAAGACTTTAAAATAAGATGGAACATAAAAATGTTTATTATGTACGACGATATCTACATAAATACAGATAATATCAACTATGCCAAGATTTTAAATGAAACCTCACAGGTAATTTTTTACTTCGGACCAACAAAGGACAATGAGGAAGGGACGAGTGTTACTTTGCAGTTTGGTGATATTTATCAAATTACGGAATTTTTAGAATCCTTTAATCAAAATACTTAGCCTTTTCTAAAGGTTCTTTAATGGATATCTTTATGACCCTTAAAGCTGATTTCTACCGCTCCCCGTTGTAAAGATACTCCATTACCGAAAGCTAAACGAGTTTAGTTAGGAGTAAAGGAAAAACCAAAAGAATAAGATACGAAGCAATAGATTTTTTATTAAAGTTATATAAAATTTACGTATTCCAATATTTGTAATGAGCACATGAATTTTATGGGCAGAATATTATTATTTTTTATAAGTTCATTGATTATTAGCCCAGTGTACAGTGCTGATGATTTTTTCGAAAAAAAACCTTCTATCTTAATTGCTAAGGATGAAGGGATCCAAAATAATAACAGTCGTGAGAAAGTTGATTTTTTTGAGTTATCAAATCAACAAAAAATAGATCGTACAAATCAAGTTTTTAAAAGGGCAGAGCGAGCTAATGACATTCTATTCCAAACGGCGAATATGACTGATTATGATAAATCACAATATTACAGGGAAAATAAGTTTGCTAATAATAGGGGTTATTCACCATATATTGAATCTACACTTAACAGAAAAGTAATTTCAGAAGAAGAATATCAACAGGAACTTGAGCAAAAAAGAAAAGAGAGAAAAGTTGATCGAACCCTTATGTACCTATTAGACAAGTAATCTCAATTAAATTTTATTGGCTTAAATTTATGAAAAATCAAAATGATCCAATTGAAAATATAGAGCAATTAGATGCTGATAGTGAGCAAAAGCAGGAAAACTCGGTACTTAATTCTGTGAATCCTGATCCTGTTGAAGTAACAGATTTAATTGTAGAAATCGGGAAAGATATAGCTGATTTTGCATCATCTATTCTAGACAATATTGATATAAATTTTTAATTTAATAGTTCCTCAAATAGGAGCATTTTCATAGAAATTTTAAATATGAATTTGTAGTTGCATATATATGAATATCCATATATGATTCATATCAAATACTGCGCTGAAAGTTTTTATTTTTTGTGGCCCATTTCTCTTTTGGAGGGATGGGCTTTTTAATGTCAGTTTTTAACTTGCCGAACGGATTACGGCACAAATAGCCCCGCTAAGTATCGATTATTGGCGGGGCTTTTTAGTTTTAATAGATAGGTTAGTTAACTCTCATTTTGTGAATATTGTGGCTGTATCTGATCCAAGCTATCTTCTGGATTCTTTTCACGAGTATGAGAGACTTGAGTATTTTCGATATGAACAATTCGGTCATACTCAACATCTTTTAGATGCTCTGGTGCCAATTCTGGATATGACTTATAAAAATGCATTTTAATATTTAGAGCATGATCAAGTAGAAAAGCGGATTCAATACTGTAGTACTGATCATTATCAAAATACTCATAAGTCGATTCTAATAATTCTTTGATTGAGTCATCAAGATTTTTAAGTTTTTCATTTATGAGATTTAAATCATTTGCAGATGGTTGTTTTTTCATTTCTTATCTCGCATTTATGAAAGATTTTGTACTGAAGTTTCCAGTACAAAATCTTAAAGGTCTATGGAATTATGGTAAAACAAAAATACCCGAACTGCGGCAACGATCAAAAGCAGCTTGACACTTCCAAGTTTCCTTAAGGCCTTGGAATGCACCTACACCATTTCGGCAATTTTCATACTGTAAGCGGCAGTATTCATAATCACCAGCGGCTGGCTGAAGTATTTCTAAGAGACTTTTGGGTTGTTGTTTTTCCTCACTAGCAGTTGTCCCGAGGGATAAAGTTGCAAGGGTTATTGTTACTAAAAAAATTAATTTTTTCTTCATGTTAGATACTCTTTTAGTTAATTTTATAAATACCGAATGGATATTTTTACCATTTGGTAAATTTTTTATAATAGAAAATTATTAAGTATTAAAGAATATATATAAATATGTTGTAACTTAATCTTTAAATGTAAATGCATAATATATTTGTTTTGAGATTGAAGGATGGAAGTTAAAGAGTACTTTTGGCTTACAAGAAAAAAAAAGCCCAAAACTAAACCTAAAAGTAGACCTCTGCCCAAAGCTAAACAAAATTATTTAGAAGCTGAAGAAGTCTTATTTCAGGAACTAGAAGAACATCGAATAGGATATCGCCGAAAATTTCAGTTCGAATCAACCAAAAATTGGCGTTTCGATTTTTATATTGTGAAGTTGAATCTTCTTATAGAAATTGCTGGCAGTCCTTGGTCAGTTGGTCGAGGTGGGCGAAAAATTGCAAATGCAATGGGTAAATATGATCTTGCTTTGGATAAGGGGTATAAATTCGAACGTCTAGGGCCCCACCAAATTGAATCAGGTTACGCAATTAACTGGATTAAAGGCGAATTAGCGAGAATTGAAGATGGAACAGATCAGACCATTTCCTCAACAGGAGTTGATTGATAAAGCCGAAGAGGATGAAGCAATTAGATTGGCTCCCGCACCTGACTTAATGAATTGGGTGATCACAAACTTTTTAACCATTGGTGGACCACTCCATAATCCCGATCACGATCATATTGCTGAGTTACTTCATGACAACGAAGAGTTCTTAGCGTTTGCATGGGCTTCATCCGCTTGTGTAGCTAAAAAGCGCATGGTACTAGGCCAATGCGAAAAGGTGATGTTCAACCAAGGCGGGTGGAAGAAAGCTCGACAAGAACAGCAAATGCGCGATTGGTTTGGTTATGTGCCAACTTATCTCATCACTATAGACGCAAGTTATAGCGACCAAGCTACAGACCGAGACTTTTGCGCTTTAATCGAACATGAGCTTTATCATATTGGCGTTGAGCGTGATCAAGATGGTGAGCCTCTTTACAGTGATATGACTGGTTTGCCAAAACATTATTTGGCAGGTCATGACGTTGAAGAGTTTGTTGGCGTAGTAAAAAGATGGGGAGCGGATGAAAGCGTAAAGCGCCTACTAGAAGTGGCGAAGCAAGCGCCGTTTGTATCAGATGTGAATATTTCAAAGTGCTGTGGGACATGTTTAATAAGTTGAGCCTAAGGGCTCATTTTTTTTGCCATGTTTCCTTGACGTACCTTGACGGATAGAGAGAAATGGCGACATTAAACAAAAAGCAGAAACTCTTTATTGTACAATCGCTTGCTGTGTTTAATACCCCTCAAGAAACAGTAAGTCTCGTCAAGGAAGAATTTGACATTGACGTTTCGAGACAGCAGGTAGAGTCATACGACCCTACAAAGTTTGCTGGTAGAGACTTAAGTAAGGAGCTCAAAGAATTTTTTGAAAAAACTCGGGAAGAGTATTTGAGTCAACCACTAAATAAAATTAGTGGAGCAAATGACATTGTTCAGTTGAAGATTTTAAGTGATTTGCTTTGGACTAAAAAAAACAATGTGACCATGACAATTAAGATTGTGGATCAAATACAAAAGATCATGAAGGGGTTTTATGACAAGAAGGTGGAACAAGCTAATAAAGGTAATCCTGAAGCAAGCCAGACTAAAGCTGAAGTAGAACTCGAGATCAAAAAGCTTGAACTCCAAAAGCTACAGCGTGAAGTGAACCCTCCTGAGTATCGACCACCTGAAGAGGATTACAAGCTTGTGCTGAATCCTGATGAGGAGATACCAAATGAGCCAATTCTTTAATCCTCCTGAAGGTTCGGTTCAACTAACCCCTAAACAGGCAAATATCTATTTATGGGGCTGGCAAAAAGAAGCCCGATTCCGTGATGCTGTTTGTGGACGCCGTTTTGGAAAGACCTTCTTGGCCAAAGCGGAAATGCGCAGAGCCGCAAGACTGGCAGCTAAATGGAATGTTTCTGTTGAGGATGAAATTTGGTATGCAGCGCCTACCTTTAAGCAAGCAAAGCGGGTTTTCTGGAAGAGATTAAAGCAGGCAATTCCAGCATCGTGGCGAGCTGGAAAGCCGAATGAGACTGAATGTTCAATCACATTAAGAAGTGGTCATGTTATTCGAGTAGTAGGTCTAGATAATTATGATGACCTTCGTGGATCTGGCTTATTTTTCCTTATTATTGATGAATGGGCAGATTGTAAGTGGGCTGCATGGGAAGAAGTACTTCGCCCGATGCTTTCAACTTGTAAATATGTGGTAAATGGAGAACAACGTGTTGGTGGACATGTTTTAAGGATTGGAACACCCAAAGGCTTTAACCATTGTTATGACACGTTCATGGATGGGCAGCCAGGGCATGAACCGGATTGTAAAAGCTTTTCTTATACATCCCTACAAGGGGGAAATATTCCTGAGTCTGAAATCATTGTTGCTAAACGCAAGATGGATCCGAAGACATTTAGCCAGGAATATGAAGCAAGCTTTGAAAGTTACCAAGGCGTTATCTTCTATTGCTTTAATCGCTTATTAAGTGCATCAACTGAAACCGTTCAAGCTAATGATGTGCTTCATATTGGCATGGACTTCAACGTAACCAAAATGGCTGCTGTCGTATATGTTCGCCGTGGTGAGCAGATGCATGCTGTTGATGAGTTCGTGAATCTTTTTGATACCCCAGCAATGATTGAAGCTATTCAGGAGCGTTATTCTGATCATGAAATAGCTGTATATCCTGATGCTTCAGGTGAGAATCGGAAGTCGAGCAATGCAAGTGAAACGGATCTAGCTTTGCTTAGAAAAGCTGGATTTAAAGTTCATGTGAACAATAGAAACCCTGCAGTTAAAGATCGCATCAACTCAATGAATGGGATGCTTTGCAATACTTTCTCAGAGCGCAGGTTGTTTGTGAACGTCACGAAGTGCCCGCACTTTGCTAAATGCTTAGAGCGACAAATTTATGATGATCACGGTCAGCCTGATAAAAAATCAGGTTTTGATCATATGAATGATGCAGGAACCTATCCAATCGCTTATCTATTTCCGATTGATAAAAAATCAATGGGAATGCGAAGGATTCGCGGGATGTCTTAAACAACGCACCTATTAAGGTGCTTTTTTATTGGTGTTTTTATGGCAGTTACTGATAAACATCCGCAGTATATTGCTGCACAAAAAAGCTGGTTGGTTATGCGCGACGCCGTTGCCGGTGAAGAGCAGATTAAACAGGCACAAACCAAGTATCTTCCTAAGTCGGCTGGAATGATTGAGGCTGAAAAGCAAGGCGATAAGACTGGAGAGATTTATAAAGCTTATCTCAGTCGTGCTCAGTATCCATTATGGGTTCAAGATTCTCTTCGTACGATGATTGGTCTGGTTTCTAAGCTTGAACCTAACATCGTAATTGAAAGTACTTTATTACAAGGGCTTATAGAGAATGCTACCAATGACGGATTTGGGTTAAAACAGCTTTTTATCCGTATTTGCCTAGAGTTACTGGAATATGGCCGTTGTGGTTTGCTGGTAGATGTAGATGCTAAAGGCGTGCCTTATTTCGCCCTATATGATGCTTTATCCATTATTAACTGGAAGGAAAACAGTATTGGTGGCCGTAAGGATCTAAAACTATTAGTGCTCGAGGAGCAGTTTGATAATAGTGAAGATGAGTTTGGCCACGATACTAAAACGGTTCACCGCGTTTTAGCTATGCAGGAAGGTGCTTTAACTGTCCGCTTGTTTGATGGCTCTAGTGAAGAAGATAAAACTCCAGATCTTGGAGGTAATCAGCTTTCATTCACACCATTTGTATTCTGTGGTGCCACGGATAATTCCCCAAATGTTGGAACTATTCCGCTTTTAACTATGGCGAAAGCAGCACTTAAGAGTTACCAACTCAGTGCGGATTACTTTCAGTCACTCCATCACACAGCTCATCCTCAACCTTGGATTAATGGTATCGACAATGATGATGAACCAGATATTAGTGTTACAGGTGTGATGGCAGTATGGAGCCTTCCTGGTGAATCTCAATGCGGTTACTTAGAAATTTCAGGTAATGGTATTGAACTTACCAAGAGTGAAATGGATGCCCAGAAAAATGCAGCATTAGAAGCAGGTGCAAAGGTTGTTGATACGAATACACAGGAATCAGGTGAAGCACGCCGTGCACGTCAGGATGACCAGCATGCAAGCTTACACAGTATTGTCATGTGTGCAGCTGCTGCTATTGAGCAATCTATTAAGTATGCAGCCCAATGGTTAAAGCTGGATGCATCCAAATACGCATTTACGGTAGAGCCTGAATTTATTGTTCAGCAATACGATATCAATCTTGCTAAACAACTTTATGAAGGTGCTATTGCTGGAAAGAACTCATTCCAGACATATTGGGAATATATCGCTACTGGAAAGTTACCAGCTCATGATTATGTGGATGAAATGGTACGCGTGGAAGGTGAGCGGGATAGTATGCCGTTGTAGAGGTGATAAATGGCTTCAAAAGATAAAACGCTGATCGAAGTACTTACTCAACATCAGGCGTACTTATATCGCGCTTCTTCTTATACAGTGAATGAGTTATTAAAGATTTTTAATGATGAGTCGGCTTTGATGTTGGCAAAGCTTCGGGACTTGCTTGAGGAGCTAAATGATTCTGAAAAATTAGCGCTTGCTGGTGGCCAGTACACCACGGCTAATCTTAAAGAAATTCGTGATCTTATTGCTCAATGGTTTACGACCATAAACACTTCATTGCCAGAAGCCTTCGCCGTTTCAGCTACTGCTTTAGCTGTTTATGAAGCTAGTTACACAGCTAAGCTATACCGTGGCAAGATTAAAAAGCCAAACGGTGAAAAGCTATATTCAGCAGCTAGAAAGGTTCCTTTAGTGGGCGGAGCATTAGTTGATGATCTACTTTCCAAGATTGCTGAAACAGCTCGCCAGAAAGTTGAATATGCTATTCGTGATGGAATTAGCTCAGGTAAAACGAATCAGGAGATTGTTCAGCGTATTCGTGGTACCAAACGGCTTAATTACAAGGATGGTCTATTAACCAGTTCTAAGTCTGATATTGATCGGACTGTAAGGACAGTCCGCAGTCATATGGCCAATCAAGCTTATCTGAATAGCTTCACCCAGATTGGCTTTGAATATGTTCGATTGGTTGCAACGCTGGATGGAAGAACATCAAAACTATGTGCATCTTTAGATGGCACTGTATGGGAAATTAACGATCCAGCAAAGCGTGTACCGCCGTTGCACCCGAATTGTCGCAGTATTCTGGTTGGAGTGGGCAAAGATGGGCAATTAGTCGGTGAACGCCCGTTTGTTATGGATGAGCGAAGAGTTAAAGACATCCCCAAAGAGGAGAGTAGCCAACTCATCGGCCAACTGGATGCCAACACAACATTCAGAGAGTTCTTCAAAAAGACAGATGATTTCTTCCAGAAAGAATGGCTAGGACCAAAGCGGTACAAGCTTTATAAAGAAGGAAAGTTTGATTTTGATAAGTTCTTTGATCCGGAAGGGCGAGTTTATACATTGGATGAGTTAAGAAAGCTGGACGAGAGGGCTTTTAGCTGACATTTTTAAAGAGATATAATGCTAGGGCATTTGTTACTTTAGGAAAATTATAATGAAATTATTAAGCTTTATACTTAGTCTTGCTTTTGCTAGCAGTTGTTATGCTTTAAGTAGTGAGGAGTTCGAAAAAAAATACCAACAATTAACTAATGATCTTATTAAAGCTATCATGAATAATGCTGCTGATTCTAGAGATTATAATGATGATAAAATACCAGAGTCTGAAAAGATTAAATCTAAAAGTAGTTGGTGTAAATTAACTAAGTCGAGAACAAACCAACTAGATCTGGTGGTTAATAATTTTTCGGAATATAAAGCCTTAATGAAGAAAAATAATGTTGAGGACGACTCAAAATTAGAAGATATAAAGAAATTTCATGATAAGCAGCAAGAATCATATTTACGGATGAAGGATCTATTGAAAGACACAGACTATCCGTGTAATTAAGAGTTTTCTAAAATTATAAGCTGGAATAAGAATGAAACGAATTTTATTAACATGTAGTCTAATTTTTTCAAGCCATATTTTTGCAGGTCAAAATGATAGCTTTGAAAAGGAATATTTAAAGATTATGGAAGAGAGCAATATTGCTCAGTATAAAGAGTATAAATTTAACGAATCACATAAAGATAAAGAATTGAATGAGGCGGAAAAATTAGAAGCTAAACAGCTTAAATGCGCATCCCTAAAGAGTGAACAACGATTCTATGAGTTAATTCTTAAAGGATCACATGAGTATGTTAGCTATATGGAAAAACAGGGTTTAAAAATTCATTTCGATCCAGTGAAATCTAATATTGAGTTAAACGTGGTTAAACAAAAAATTAGTTTTAATGGATGTGGTGAAGAATAAGCCAAAACTACATGTTTAATCAGAAAGAGAGCAGCCTAAGGCTGCTTCTTCATTTCCAAAATATAAAATACAAATTAAATTTTGTTCCAAAGAATTGAGATGTACTTAATAGCACACCACCAAGAGGTGGTTTTTTTATATCTAAATCAAAGGTAGATGGGAAAATGAAAAAGGTGCTGACCGTGCAGGACTAATGCAGTCAATTACCAATTTGGGCTTAGCCTTAGGAATCATTGTTATCGCGATTATTTTGGCACTGAAATAATCGCACTCTTACAACGTACCGCCTTCGGGCGGTTTTTTATTGCCTTGAGATAAGGCTCAACTTAAACAAACGAGAGGTTTGAACATGTCACTGCCATTTATTGTTGATTCACTGGACGATGTTAAAGAAGAACATCGTGGTCTATATGTCGAGGAAGAAGGGAAGTTTCGCCTTGATCTGGATGGCTACGAAGATCCGAAGGGCCTTAAAACTGCACTTCAAAGTGAGCGTGATGCCGCCAAGACAGCAAAGCAGGAACTCCAGAAGCTTCAAAAACAATATGAAGGTATTGATCCTGAAACAGTAAAAAAACTGTTTGCCCAACTGGAACAGGATGAGGACGCAAAATTAATTGCTGAAGGTAAGGTGAGTGAGGTCATCCAGAAGCGTACCGAAAAGATGCGTGAACAGCATGACAAGTTACTTAATGCCGAAAAAGAACGGGCCGATAAAGCAGAAGCCTATGCCAACAAGTTCAAGCAATCGGTTGTTCAGAGTCAGATTGTACAGGCTGCCCTTGAACTGGAGGCTTTACCAGAAGCAACGGCTGATATTGCCTTCCTTGCCCAATCCAAATTTGTACTCGATGAAAACGGTAAGGCCGTAGCAGTCGACGCACAAGGTGAAGTGATCATTGGTAAAGACGGTAAGACACCGTTATCACCAAAAGAATGGGTGGAAACCTTACGTGAGCAAAAGCCTTATTTCTGGCCTAAAGCAAATGGTACAGGTTCACCCGGTAGCACCAATACAAAAGGACAGGTTGATATTACCAAGCCAGACGGTTCGGTGAACCTGACCAAACTTGCCCAATTACGAAATGAAAATCCGCAGCTGGCGAAAGAGCTGGCTGCAAAACACGGTATTAATCTTTAAGGAGTAAAGCCTAATGGCTGAGACAAAAATTGCTGATGTAATCGTACCCGAGTTATTCACTCAGTACGTTTTAAATAAAACTGCCAAGAAATCTGCTTTATGGCAGTCTGGAATTGTAGGGGAGCTAGATGTTGAAGTTGCATTTGGCACACAAGGTGGATCTACCGTAAATATCCCGTTCTGGAACGATTTAGACGGGGAATCTGAAGTACTTTCAGATGCAACACCTCTAACCGTAAACAACATTGCTGCAGGTCAGGATATTGCTATTTTGCATGCACGTGGTAAGGCATGGGGTGCCAATGACCTTGCTAAAGCTTTATCTGGTGATGATCCACTTGGTGCAGTTGGTGATCTGGTCGCTGATTACTGGGCACGTGAATTCCAAGGCTTTACTGTGAATACTCTTAAAGGTGTGTTCGGTTCAGCAAGTATGGCAAGCAATACACATGACATCTCTGCTGGTACTGGCTCAGCTGCTGTAATTGATGGTGTTTCATTTATTGATGCCTCATACAAGCTTGGGGATGCCGTCGATAAATTAACAGCTATTGCGATGCATTCTGCAACCATGGCTGCACTAGCCAAACAGGGCTTGATTGAAACCGTACGTGATGCAGATGGTGTGGTGCTCTACAAAACCTTCATGGATCGCCGTGTGATTGTCGATGATGGTATGCCAGTTGATGGTGATGTATTCACATCATTCCTGTTCGGACAAGGTGCTATCGGCTTTCAGGATATCGGTGCACCCGTAGGAGTTGAGACTGACCGAGACAGTCTCGCGGGCTCTGACATCCTCATTAACCGCCGTCACTTTGTCTTGCATCCTCGTGGTATCAAGTGGGCTGGTGCAATGGGTGTCGCACCGAATAATGCAGGTCTTTCAACTAATACCAACTGGGAACGCGTCTACGATCCAAAGCAGATCCGTATTGTGGCGTTCAAGCACAAAGTTAAATAAAGACGGGCGGAATTATCCGCCTTTTCTTTTGGAGATGAATCAATGGGCCTATCCGCATTTAACCGCATGAGAGAACGTCAAATGACACAAGCAAAAGTAACTGAACTCGAAGAACAATTGGCAACGTTGAAAGGCGAATTTATTGCTTTTCAGAATAATCCTGAAGCAATGAAAACACGTATTGCTGAGCTTGAATTGGGTGAAGGAAACCAAACTCCGGAAGGTGATCAAACACCAAATGAAGTTCAACCAATTAACTACGCAGGGCTTAAAGTTGATGAGCTAAAGGCTGTATTAACTGAAAAGGGCATTGCATTTGAATCAGGTGCTAAAAAAGAAGAACTTTTAGCATTAATTCCAAAGGAATAAACCATGAGCTTTATCACTGAACAAGAAGCGATAGAACATGTTGAAGGCTTTAATGCTTTATCTGCCAGTGATAAGGCTCAATACCTTCAGATGTCAGAAGCTTATCTATTAGCACGTAATGTTAAACCTTATGAAGATGCCACTCTGGTTCCTGAGCCCCTAAAAACTGCCTCATATCAAATCATCAAGGGCATTATTAAAGGTGATTTATATCAAGGTCAGGAACAGACATTAAAGCGTAAGAAAGTAAAGGCTGATACGGTTGAGACCGAAAGGGAATATCAGGACGGATCAGTAAAACTTAGTGCGATCGAGCAATTCATTCTCGATTTGATCAAGCCATATAGCAAAAGAAAATCCGTATTTTTTGTCAGGAAAATCTAATGGGCCTACGTGAAGAATTACAAGCTGATATTGCTGAAGCATTTAATGAAGATTTGGCGGACGCCGTTCATACTTTTACGTGTGAGCGAGTCACTAAATCAAAGTGGGACCCTAAGACAGAAACTTATGTTGAAGTTAAAGAAAACTATTCTGGTCGTGGCGTACTATTCGGCTCATACAGTCAATATGAAATACAAACGCTTGGAGTACTGGCCACAGATAAGAAAGCAACTGTGCTTCAAAATGAAGTGACCATGGCCCCAAAGATTGATGATGAATGGGTAACAGCCTTAGGCTCATTTAGAGTTATTCATATTCAACAGGATCCAGCAGAAACTATTTGGAAATGCCAGTTGAGGAAAATATAGGAAAGATTCTATATAATTAGGCTCGAAATATAGGAGTTCTTATGAATAGGAAATTTTTAATATGGAGTATAATTTTATTATCAGGTTGTTCATCTGTTAATAATCCAGTGAAGCAAGAATTAACTCCCACTAATATTTCAGATGCGTATAAAGAAATTTCTGAAATCAAGGATTACAAATCTCGCTTATTTTTAAATTATGCAAAAGAAATAAAAACAAAATACCCAGAGATGAAGACGTCAACTTATGGTCGTCCAATGTCTATAAGATTTAATCCTGTAAGTTCAGATTACTATTATGAGCATAAAAATGACAAAAAATGGTTAAATTTTTATCTATCACAGAGTTTTGATGAAAAAATATGGAGAGATCTTTATGTATATTCAAAACATTCAGGAAATTATCAAGCATCTAAAGATGAAGCTATTAAATATTGTAAAGAAATTACTTCACTTATCTCTCCAAGCTTCAGCATTGTAATAGATAAATTAAGTCGTGATTTAGAATTAAAAGAGAAGAAAGGATCTGTACGAGCACTCAGTACTTTTAGTGGAAGTTTTAATATCTTGTTAAATGGCGAGGAGTTTGATGAAGGTGGGCCCTTTATATGTAATATTACTCAGTTTGAAGATAGTTAGACTACTGAAAAAAGATAGCTGAATTGATTAATTTTCTATTAATTAAAATATCCATTTATAAATTTAATGAAATTCTATGACAACAACTACCCATAGCACACTTTATATTTCTCGTACAAGCAATTACGAGGGCGATGGAACTGACGATAAAGAAGAATTTATTGAGACATGTAATATTCATTTTAAAGATCTATTTAAAGATCAAAAAGCCATCTCTACGCTTTCTGAAACTGAAAAAAAATACTTTGATAAATGTGTTTCAGCTTCAAATGATAAATATGCTGCTGAAGAGGTTATTTATGATCTTGGAGTTGGTTTTGCGATACTAATTGTGTTGCTGGGTATAGGGTGGGGATTCTATGAGGCGAAAAAATCTTTAAATACCCCAATGATACTTAATCCCAAGGAAAATCCTGAGAATGATGCCAATAGAGATTATATTTCTGACGGGATTATCATAGTCTTTATTTCCGTAATTATTGCTGCATTTATTTATCTAATATTTAGTTTTGTTTCCGGTATATGGATATCGATTAAATATTGAAGTTTCGAGCAAGGCGGATACGGAACCAAAATGTATTAGGAAACTAAATTGTAGTATTAATTTATGGATATAAGCTTAAACCCACTTCGGTGGGTTTTTTAATGGGTGCAAGTTAGGAGTTTAGATGATAAGTACAGATTACATTCCCTTATGGCGCATCTCACCATTTCAACATGTTCAATACACGCTTGCTAGAAATCAGCTACACATGGATCTGCTTTTTGATGACATGAATCATGTTGATCAGTTCCTTTCCATAGAAAGCGCAGCAGCTCAAGTTGATTACTATTTTGATGGCGCTTATGCAATTGTTCAGCTTGGCGATACCTCAGAAAGAAAACCGATTGAAGTTTATGGGCTGCTTTTGCATGAAGCTGTCCACGTATGGCAAAAAATCAGAAAACTAATGGGTGAAAAAGAGCCTAGCTCAGAATTTGAAGCTTACTCAATTCAAGCAATCGCTCAAGACCTTTTCGAAATGTATGAAGAAAGTGAGATAAAGCATGGGGTGGAAGGGGAAAAAGCCGACTAGTTTTAGTCTTGATGTCTCTAAAGCAGCAGAAGATCAGGTAAAGAAAATCACGATGGATACAGTGCAATCCTTGGTTGTTTCAAGTCCAGTCGATACAGGTGCTTATCGTGCATCGCATATTATTTCGATTGGATCTGGTGATTTTGGTGTACGAGGTCCTGAAACAAACGCCGTTCAAGATGCAGCGATTCAAGCTGTGAAGTTTAAGCTGGGTAATTTGATCTATATTCAAAATAACCAGCCTTATGCCGAACGTTTGGAAAATGGTTGGTCAGATCAAGCGCCGCAAGGTATCTATAGCACTACATTTACATATATTACTCAAAAGTATGGTGGTTAAGATGGCAATGACTTTAGAGCAAACAAGGCAAGCTATTATCGAACGCATGCAAAGCTTTACAGGTATTGCCCAAGACAGAATTCAGTATCCAAATGCACCAGACTTTAAGGTCCCAAAGGAAGGTTTGTGGTGTCGCTTAACCAATACAGGTGGACCCAGCTATTTATCTGGTATTGCTGATAATCCGTGTACACGCCGTACCGGTAATATTATGGTGCAATGCTTTGCTCGGCATCATACCGGAGAGAAAGGTTTAACTGAGCTCAGTGACTCTTTACTGCAGCATTTCGAATATTACTCAACCGATCATCTAGAATGTTTACAGGGACAATCAATTTTTATCGGTCAAGACGCTGACTTCATTCAGTATAATGTAAGTATTGGGTACAAGGTGAATTGATATGTCATGTATGCTGACTTTAGAAGAAATCGAAATTAAACGGCAAGAACTGGAACGACATCTTGAAGATGTTATGTCTGTAGAGCTGAGCAAATGGCAAAGTGAAAATAGGCTATGTGTTTCTGATGTGAATATACGTTTAGCCAACGTTCATAGTCTTGGTGGGACAAAACATAACGTTGTTACTGGAGTAAGTGTTGATTTAGATAATTAGCTTTGTGTTCAAGAAAGAACTACTGGAAGTTGGTTATTTTTAATGACTTAGCATATTATCATTTGTGATTACATTCTGTTACAGTAATAGAAATTTATAACAAATGGTAAAACATGAAAAAATCTACTTTAGGCTGGGGTGCCGCTGGATTATTTGCTTTAGGGATTTTTAGTTCTGGAAATGACAATACTTCAAGAAACAATTCAAACTCTGAGGAAGCACAAAATTCAGTTGAAGAGGTTATAGAATCCAAATATATCAATACCAATACACTTAATATTAGAGATAAGCCTAATGGTAGTGTTGTAGCAAAACTTGGACGTGGTGAAAAAGTTGATATTTATGAGAAAAAAGGAAACTGGGTACGTATCTCATTAAGTTCCTCGTCACCTCAGTGGGTATCAACAAAACTATTATGTGAAACGGATGGTTGTTTTAAGCAAAAGTCTCGATCAACTACATCAAATAATTATCAGGCATTAAAATCTAATCCTCATCATACTGAAAGAAAACAGAAAAAAACCTATTACGACAGTGATTGTTCATGTGCTGTAGTGGATTATTGCGTGGGTCCAAGAGGTGGGCACTACTGTATTACAAGTGGAGGAAACAAGAGGTATAAGCCTAGATATTAGCTATTTTGAATTATGAAACCTCCATTTTGAGAGGTTTTTTTATGTCTTATTCACTACCACCTCATCGGTGGTTTTTTTATATCAATAGGAATCACTTATGAGCAATTTTGTTTTTAAACGTGGTGACACATTCAACTTAAATTTGCAGCTCGTTGATATGGATGAATCCCTGCAATATCCTGCCGATGATGTACGTCGGGCAATTAATCTAACAGGTTATACCTTTACATCACAAGTTAAGGCTTTAGATACAGGTGCAGCAGTGGCCACTTTAACTTGTTCGCTTTTAAACCAGACATCACAAAAAGGCTGGCTTAACGTGAAGTCAGGTGCAAGTACCAGTGCATGGCCATTGGGCTTGGTACAGATGGATATTAAAGGGGTTGTCAATGGTGTAACTCAACACACCGAAACTTTGACTTTTCAGGTAGTTGATGGGGTAACAGCATAATGGCAAATCTAGTATTCAAGTTTAATTGGGATCATCGGCCTTATCCATTTAATTCCTCACAAGGCAAAATGCAGTTTATGTTGCCTTTTGCATCTGGAATTCCAAATTTAAATCCTCAGCTGTCTCAAGTTCAGGGAGCGGGAACAGCAGCTGGAGGGACACTTACTACATCTTATTCAGATGATACGATTGGTCGCGTTCTTAGAGTGGGAGATTTTGGTTTAGGTAAACCACTTCGAAATACGGATGCTGGTGGAACTAATTTAAATGATCTGACTACAGTTGGTTTCTATGGTAATGATACATTCGCTAGCGCAACCATGGCTCTAAACTTTCCAGAAACTAGTACAGTGGGCACTCTGATTGTTACAAGTATTGCAGGATCAAACACTTACCGAAATCAACTTTATATTTCTGCTTCGAGCGGCCGTATCTGGTATCGATCCACTTCAGATTTAGCAACGTGGACACCATGGAAGCGGTTAATTGATTCTAGCTCAGGGGATTACCAGCGTTTACTAAATAATGGTTTCGCAACAAGTAAATTATTAACAGCTTCTCCTTTAGCAGACAATGATAGTGGTGGAACATACATAGGTTTACAAAGTGTTGGGGCTAATGCTCAGGCAGCAGGCGATTACCCTGTAAATATTGCTCAATTTATTATCGGTATGAATACTGGTAATGCGAGTGAGCATACTGCAAATATTAGTATCGGAACTTCTGCTAATTACTTCGGATTCAGAAGAAAGACTTATCAAGGCGCTTACTCACAGTGGTATGCATTACGTGGTGAACATAACACCACGGTTGATGGATCAGGATTCATCAAAGCCGCGTCTCCAGTTGTAAAACTATTCAGTGATTATATTGAACTGAATACTGATGCCGAAAAACAGCCAATTACTTTCGAAAAGCATGGAATTGGTGATTACCTGATTAAAGGCTCACTAGGGTTTGCACAGGAAGGTTGGTATGTCGAAGTACCGAAAGATGCCAATGGCAATACGGTTGTCGCCGTTGTCTATGAAACGCTAGAGAATGGTGATATTTCCATTAAAACCTACAAACGTAAGTTTGATCTGGAACAGGCTGCAATTGTGGCTGATCTGGAAAACCCTATGGATATTCCTTTCTCTCGCTGGATCGATATCCGTTTACATGAGGAACCAGAGTCAGAACCGGAAGAACCCTTAAGTGAAACACCTGCTGAGTTCCAGCCCACTAACTTATCTCAAGCTGTAGCTGCTGCAATGGAAGGTATTGAACCACCAGAAATACAGGACACAAACGAAACACTTTAATAACCCGCTAACTCAGCGGGTTTTTTATTGCCTAAATTTTGGAGAACTATAAATGAGTTCAGGCGCAAAAATTCGATTATATGCTTGTGAAGAAGCAGTATTAGGGACAACTCCAGCAAATCCAGTCTGGTACACCGTTCGCCGTGTTACTGATAG